CGATCGCGACGTACTTTTCGCCGGGCGGCGAGTAGGCCGGCACCGGCTGATCGTAGATGTTGTAGACGGTTTTTCGCAGTCGCGTCGTGCCGTCGGCCTGGTAGACCGGCGTAATCTCGACGGGGTCGCCGGCGGCGGCCTGGCTGAGCGCGAAAATACAGCATTGCTGCGAGCCCGGTTGCGTGCCGGCGCGCGCGGGGATGCCCGTGCCGCAGGGCGGCACGGCCACCAGCAGCGGCTTTGGGCTGTCGGTCACCTGGCGTCGCCGCTGCCGCGCCGGACCGGGCGGCGGTAGGAGCTTCACCCGGCGGACCGTCTCGGCGATCTGCTTGGCGGCGGATTCGCCGAGCTTGTAGGTTTTGCTGTCCATGACGGCTTGCGCCCTTTTTTCCGGAACACTAATCTCCGCTGATTAGCGCTAATCAGCGGAGATTAGTGTTCCGGCGTTTGCTCCACGCCCTACTGCGGCAGCTCCCTGATGATCGCCGCGGCGAGCAGCCCCAGCCCCTGCGTGCCGCTCGCGCCGGCCACGGTCACGACCACCTGCAGCACGTCGCCGGCGATCAGGCCGGCGTTGGCGATCGCCGCGGTCACGGCGGTGCGCGCCGCCGTGGCGCTCGTGATCGAAATCGGGGCCGAGAGGATGGTCGCGAACGCGCCGCCGCCCGTGCTCTTCTGCAGGTCGACGCTGATCGTCATCGCGCCGACGGGCGGCGTCACGACCAGCGCCTGGAACGCGACCAGGTTGGCCACGGCGCCGTAAACCTGGTGCACCATGCGGCCGTCCGCGACCACGGTCGACGCGACCGGCTGGTCGTAGCGGCACTCGTACTGCTGCTGCAGCTTCGTCGCCGCGACGCCGGCGCCGGCGATGACCTGCGTGTCGCCGACGGTCGCCGGCGACGGGATGTTGTTTTTCGCGGTGATGGTGCCCGCGCAGTAAAAGTCGGAGGGTTCGTAGGCTTGAGGCATTTCAGTCAGGGGTCAGGGGTTAGGGGTTAGCGGTTAGAGGTTAGGGGTTAGGGGTTAGCGGTTAGCGGTTAGGGGTTAGGGGTTAGCGGTTAGCGGTTAGGGGTTAGCGGTTAGCGGTTAGCGGTTAGGGGTTAGCGGTTACCCCTAACCTCTAACCTCTAACCTCTTTCCACTTCCCAACGCCTCACGCCCAACGCCTCACGCCTAACGCCTTCGCCCCCCTCCCCGCCTAACGCCCTCCTCACGGCAGCGCCAAGGGCGCGAACGGTACGCTCCGGTAAACGTTGTGCGTCCGATAGACCGCGTTCGTGGGGCTGTAGTTCGCGAGCACGCCGCCCTGGCCGTCGAGCGGAACGGGGTCCGTGACCTCGGCGCCGTCGGCGTCCAGAATCCGCACCGGCTGGCCGCCCGATACCGGGATCGCGTAGCGCCCCTGGTCCAAGATCGAGAGCTGCCAGCCGTCCCAGCGGAGCTCGAATTCGTAGGTGACCTGGTAAAAATACTCGCCGTTTTCCTGCTGCGGGTCGCCGGTGATGTTCACGCGCACCAGGCCCGGCGCGATCCCGAACCAGACGTCGGAGTTCACGGCGTCCTGATAGGCGAGCGCGACGTTCGGGTCAAAAACCGCCTCGTTGCGGACCATCTTGATCTGCAGCCGGCTGCGGTCCACCTCGGGGGGCGGATCGTAGTATTCGCCGGCCGAGTTCATGATCGGCGCGAAAAACACGTCCTGCCATACGACCTGCCCGTAGCGGCTGAAGCCGTAATAGATCAGCGTCGGGCGGGCCAACGGGTCGAGCGGGAATTGTTCGACCTTCGAGTCGAACTCAACGAGCACGTCGTAATAGTAGGGGTCGTCGCCGCGCTGCTTCACCTCGAGGCGCTTGATTCGCGCGCCGACGTCGACGTCGTAATCGAAACCGGCGTAGATGTCGAAGGGGTTGATGCCGAGCGAAAGCATCACGGTCTGCGGCCCGTCGCGGGGGTCGTTGACGACGACCAGGAAGCGCCGGTGGTACGCGCGGCGGCCGTCGCTGTCGGCCTCGCCGGAGCGCTCCGTGGCTTTCGCGATGATTTGGGTTACGGACATTGGTCAGTGGTCAGTGGTCAGTGGTCAGGCGTCAGGAGGAAGGAGTCAGTGGTCAGTGGTCAGTGGTCAGTGGCCGGTGGCTTCTGCTCCTGGCTCCTGACTCCTGACTCCTTCCCCCCGACCAGTGGTCAGCCGAAATTGGCGATCACGGCCTCGCGCTTGTCCTCGGCCAGGCGCTCGAGTCGACGCAAATAACGCGTCTGCTGCTGCGCCTCTTTGAGCTGCGCGAGGCGCCCCTGCTTCGCGGTGTCGGGCGCGCGGCCCCGGTTCAGCGCGGAGAAGGCCTCGGCCGAGCCGCGCAGCGCGATCGGCGTTTCGTTTTTTGGCCCCTGCGCGCGGGCGATGGCCGCGTCGCGCGGCACGTAAGCCTCGATCCGCAGCTTCTCGCGCGCGAACCGCTCGGCCAGGCCCCGCCGCTCGGCGGCCTCCTGCGGCGCCCAATCGTGCGGCCGTCCCGGCTGGATATGGGCCGCGGTCCTGCGGTCGATCTGCGCGCGCTCCAGCGCGTCGCGCTCGCGCTCGAGGCGGTCCCGCATGCCGGCCAGGCGTTCGTCGGCCGCTTCGCGCGGCGTCGTGCCTGGTCGCGCGCCCCGCAGCTTCCGCCGCTCGGTTTCCGCGTCGATGAGCCCGGCGTCGCGCATTTCTTTGAGCCGCGCCTTGAGCTCAGCCAATTTTTCCGCGGGCGTGCGCGTCTCCGCAACCACGCTCGCCGCTTCCTCTTTCAGCTTCTTGGCGGCGGCGGCGGAATCATCGAGCGCCTTTTTCTGCTCGCGCAGCGCGTCGAGCTGGTCGAGTAGCGCGCGCGTCTGCTCGGTCGCGGCGGAGGTCCCGTACTGCTGCTCGAATTTCCAGAGCCGCTGGGCGGCCGTCGATTCGCCGAACGTCTCGATTTGCTTGCGCAGATCGCCGTCGAGCGCCTCGAGCGCGAGGCCCTGCGCTTTGCCGGCCTTGGCGGCTTCCTCCGCGGCCTTGGCGCTCGCCTTGACCGCTTCGAGCGCGTCGCCGGCGGCGCGGGCCTCGGCAAGCTGCTCGGCCGTCGCGCCCGCCATGGCGAGCTTCCACAGCTTCGCCTCGGCGGCGGCCATGCCGTACGTCGCGGCCTGCTCCTTGAGCTCCGCGGTCAGCTTCGCCGCGTCGCCGGCGAGGGCGACGGCGGCATCCCGCGCGGCGTCGTCGCCTCCCCGCTCGACCGCCGGCGCGTCGCGCTTGGCTTTGGCCTTTTCCCTTGGGTGCGCCTCGTCGTAGCGCATGCCCTCGATCGTGCCGGCCAGCTCCGTATTGCCGGTGAACCGGGCGTAGGCGAGCTGCAGATCGAGCAGTTTTTCGCGCGCGGCGCCCAGGACCTTCCCGAACGTGACGATCTGGCTGATCGGGCCGCCTACCGCCTCGTCGAGTGCGTAGTAGGCGCTGGCCGCGTCGCGCGTCACCCCCACCGCCTCGCGCAGCTCGGCGTAGTACTGGGGCAGTGTGTCGGTCAGGGCGATCAGGTTCCGGAGCGCGCCCTTGAGGTCCAACTCGTTGACGAGGATCTCGCCGAACTCGGCCAGCGCCATATTCACGTTGTCGTGCAACGTGCTATAGAGTCCCTGCAGGGTTTTGCTCTGCGCGTCCAAACCCCCCTCGAACTGGCCACCGGCCGACGTGAGGGAGATCAGCGCGGCCTGCAACTCGGGAAAACCGATTTGGCCGGCCTCGACCATCGCGTGGATCTGGGCGATCGACGCGCCCTGCGACTTGCTGAGCGCGTCCCAGATCGGCACGCCCCGATTGGCCAACTCGTTAACGTCCTGCGTGTACGCGCGCCCCTGGACGCGCGCCTTTCCGTACGTCTCGGCCAGCTCGCCGATATTCGCGCCCACGCCGGCCGCCAGGTCGCCCAGCATGCGCATCGTCGGTACGATCTCGCTCGCCGCCACGCCGAAGCCGGCCAGCTTCGTGCCGGCGGCCTGCAGCTCCGGGAACTCGAAGGGCGTCTCGGCGGCGAACTGCTTGATCTCGGCGATCACGGTTTTGGCCACGGCCGCCGATTTATAAAGCGTGGTGAACGAGGTCTCGGCCTTTTCAAAGTCGGCCGCCAATTTGATTCCCGCGATCGCGGCGCCGACGGCGGCGCCTCCGGCGGCCTTGGCGGCCGCGGCGACGGCGTTCAAGGCGGCGACGGCGGCCGTGGCGGGGTTGGCGAGCGCCAGCAGCGACTCGCCGAGCCTGGGCAGGCTCCCGCTGGTGATGCCTGCGATCGCCGAGTTGGCGTCGGCGCCCAAGCCGCGGAGCTGCTTGCGCAGGTGCGCCATGCCGCTGTCGAAGCGCCCGGTATTGGCGCCGACGTTCACGTTGAGGTTTGCAATCGTGGCCATGTCAAAGCGCCGTGAAGAAGTCGTCCAGTACACTCTCAATTTGCTCGGCCGTCTGCGGCTGCGGGTCGAACTCGAGCAAGAAGTCGGATAGTTTCGTCGCGCCGCCGGCGGCGCGGTACACGGCGTTGGCGACCACCGCGGCCTGGTAATCGCCCCGCACGGGCCCGAAGGGCTCGAGGTTGTAATAGGCGCGCCACTCGGCGATCTCGCGGCTGCTTAGCCGGCCGAGCTCGTCGACGGTCCGCCCGAGGTGGCCGGCGAGGCGGAAGAGGAACCGCCGGCCTGGCCGGCGTCGGAGTTTTTTTCCAAGTCCTCGATGTCGCGGCTTCGCAGCGCGTTGAGCTTCATGGCGGCCGCGAAGATCCGGCCCACGGCGGCGCCGGATTTCCGCCCGAGCTTCGGGACGTCCTCGGGCGCGAAAAGTCGCGCCCCGGTCGGGTCGATCACGGTCATGGCCACGAGCCACGCGCGGGCCCTCGCGCCGGCCATGACCTTGGCCTCGAAGTCATCGCGTTCGTCGGCGGTGATCGTGCCTACGAGCACGTCGCCGCCCCATTCGGGGACCGCGACGCGCACGTGGCGCAGGTCGCCGGCGCCGAGCATTTGGTCTTTGCTGAGTAGCATCGTTGTTTTCCGGGAAAAGGCGTTAGTCGGGGGAAGGGCAATGATGAGGTTAGAGGCTAGAGGTTAGAGGTTAGAGGTTAGGCGTTAGGAAAACAGAGAGCACCGCATCACGAGCTCGCCGCGTACGCCGGCGCGCCGCTGAATTTCACGGTCAGCTCGACCGTGATCTTTTCCTTCATGCTCACGCTCTCGCCTTCGCTCTTGATGTAACCGGCCGACGTCCACGTCGCGCCGTTGACCTTGCTCGGCGGCACGGGGAACGTCACGACGATCGTGCCGGGGATGCCCACGGGCACCGCGGGGCCGTCGGGCGAATAGTGCCCCTTGATCTTGAGCGTGCCAGGGTTGGCGAGTTTGGAGGGCTGGAATACGCTCCAGACCCGGCCCATCGCGTCGGGGGTCGCGGCCATGTCGGTCACATCGACGTCGTCGACCTCGACCCCGTCACGCGAGACCTCGAGTAAGCTGAGGGTGAAGCCGTTGGGGAACGTCATCGACGTTCCCTGGCCCTGCAGTACGGTGGGAGACGACATGGTCGGGTCCTTTTGTTAGGGGTTAGCGGTTAGCGGTTAGCGGTTATGATTTGAATCCTAGCGTGGGCTTTAGCTGGAGGCGATGGAATGAATGTCGAGATCGGCGATTGGGTCATGCGTGTCGGATATCCGGTTAAACGAGTCGGTTTCAGCGCCACTTTTGAATCGATAGGGCCATGCGAAACCTATCGAGTCACTGAAGTCGACCAGTTCGAGCAAGGAATCGAGGTCGAAGGAAAAAGGTATTGGGCGGGGAATTTCGTGAAAATAACCAGCGAGCCTATCATCTAACCTCTAACCTCTAACCTCCAACCCCTAACCTCTAGCCTCTTTCCACTTCCCAACGCCTCACGCCCAACGCCTAACGCCTAGCGCCTTCGCCCCCCTCCCCGCCCAACCTCCCTTTCGGGTCAATGCGTCGGGAGTCCCAACGCGTAATACAGGGTCAGCTCGCACGACTGGCCCCACATCCGCAGCGCCTCGATCTCCGGGCTGCCGACGGGGTTCTCGTCGTTGCGGCTAAAAAAACAACTCTGCACCCAAAAACTCCCGCCCCCGCCCGCGATCGTCAGCGTTTGCGAACTGAGGCCGTCGGCCGCGTCGCGGACGCACTCGATCACGTCGGCCGCGTGCTCCGGCGTCTCGGCCCAGCAGGTCAGCTTGATCTTGGCGTCGGCGCTGTCGAGCGCGCCCGCCATATCGTGGACCGGCTCGTCCGAGTCGAGCCGGTAGAACAGGATCGGCCACGTCGGCGGGTCCGGCGCCGGCGGCGGCTGGATCCGCGTGCCGACCAGGGCCGTGAGGTAGCTCTTGCCGAGCAGGTAGCCGGCGACGGCGTATTGGATCGTGGGGTACGACATCGGTAGCTCACCCTCTCGCCGCTTTCTCGATTCCCTTGCCCAGCGCGGCCTTCACCGCGCTGGCCGCCGCGCCCTCGGCCGCGGCGAAGCCGGCCGCGATGAACGGCACGGGCGCGGTCTTGCGGCCCAGGGCCCGGCTGCCGCCGCCGCGCTTCGGTAACACGATCTTGTGCCCGTAGGTCAGCGGCGCGGCGTAAAAATACACGCCCGCGAAACTCTTGGCGTCGAGCGTCGCGCGCATGCTGACGTAACCCTTCTTTCGCCGGCCGGCCAGCACGCGGACCGCGCCCTTGAGCGTTCCCGGCGAGCTGTGCCGTTTGCTTGGTCCGTAGGGCCGCGAGGTCATCACCGGGGCGCGGGCGGCGATCGCCGCGGCGATCGTCTTCGCGCCGGCCTTGAGGGCCGGGCGCAATACGCCGCGCCGCACCTTGTCCGGCAGCCGCCCGAGCCGCGCGAGCAGCGCGTCGAGCCCGTCAATCGTGTGTGTGACGCTGGTCATCAGGCGGGCGTCTCCGTGCAGTCGAGCTCGAGCTCGATGCCGCGCTGGTCGAGGTCGGTGGCCTGATTGACATAAAATGTTCGGCCGCCGAAAACCACGCGGCACTCGGCGGTCACGCCGGCGAGCCAGCGCAGATTGATTTTCAGCGTCGTCGTGGCCACGATATTCTGCGCGCGCTCCAGCTCGCGGCCCCGCAGCGTCTTGATGCGCGCCCAGACGTTGGCGCCGGCCGGCAACGTCGACCAGGTCACGCTGGGCGTCCCGCTGGCCGTGGCCGGCCCGATCGTCGGCGACTGGACGTCGACGACGTTGCGCATTTCTCCGATCGGCGTTAGACGGAACATGTCGAGCGGTCACACGTAATTGCCCCACTTCAGGCTGTTGGCCACGCTGCGCAACGCCAGCGGCTGCTCGCTCAGCGGAAGGCCAGCCATCTCGCGGTTCTGGTACCAGCTGCTCACGGCCAACTTGATCGCGGTCAACACGCGGCTGGGCACTTTCGCGCCGCCGGCCAAATCGTAGCCGGCGACGAACTGGATTTTCACGCTGCCGATCG